TGATTTCAGATTCTACGGCCTCCGTATTGTAATTTGCGTAGTATTTCACTGCTGCGTCAATCATAAAATTTAACAAAAATACGTTTTTTACGCCAATCTCCAAACCAGCAACACTTTTCTCAGAAATATCTGTAACAATTTCATTTCTTTCGACATCCGTCAAGTTCCGTTCGGGTCCGTATACAAATGCGACAACCTTTCCCGCAACCGCAGCGTCGGATAGTTCTAGGTCACCATCTTTGTCAGTCAGGTCGTAAACCTTAACTCTTCGAACGATGTTTGGGTACTTTGAAAAAATATAATTCTGGAGTTGTTGTGCTGTGGTCAAGCACGACGACATGGACGCAATATTCGATACCGAGCGGTCCAAAAATTCATCAATTGTTTCAGCATTCGAGCCCTGAACAAAAGTCCCTGCGCTTTCGGCTGAAAGAATTGATTGGGAAAATGAAATAACCTTAAGTTCGTTTCCTGTTGGTATTGGTGGGATTAAGCCAATCAACTGTGAGGTGACAGAAGTTGTCCCATGTGGAAGGGCATCGCCTGGATTATTTGCGGCGATTACAAGTTCCGAAGTGGTTTCAAACACATAAGAATACGAAGCATCATCCTCGACAGTTGGTGAATTCCATGCAACGATTGTTCCCGCTGGCAAAGTTGCACCATCATTCGAATTAGCGGTAAATTTTACATTCATCGTTGCTCGTGAACCATCCGAATATGGGGTGCCTATCATTTTTCCCAAACCGAGCATTAGGTTGTCTGGCAACCTATTGATTGCTCCAATGTTTAGTGCCGACATGAACGCAAAAGCCTGAAACATTGCGTCTTCGACGGTGCCAGGTCGTAGTTCAAAGTTGGGCAAGACGGTTCTTGCAACCTGAATTGAATCTAGGTAAATCTGTGCAGGCGAAAGGTCAAGCGGTCTTAGGTTTACATATTGTCTGAAATCTGCGGCCATGATTGTTTACACTTACTTCCTGTACGTAAATCTGACGTTGACCGTGCCACTCGTCTCTTCGGTGACACTGTCGATGTCAACAATTTCAATTTCTGGAATGTATTTATTTGCGGCAATCAATAACTGTGGAATTGGAACAACCGAAAATGTTGGGTCAGCAACGCCAAAATCAGGAGTCAACGGCAATATAAACGGTTCCGTCAAAATACACATGGCCAATAACTGCTTTATATAGCCGTCGGTTCCTTCCTTCAATTTCACAAGATTCTTGTCGGTGTCGAACCGCAGCGGAAATTTTAATGTGTCCATGATTAATCCGTTTGCTTAAAAGGTGTTAAAATAACATTACCCATATTGAGGTTCGCCCGAAGAGCATTAATTTGATTTTGCAGTTCATCAACTAGGGCATTAAATTTTACTTTTCCTGAAAAAACGTCCTGTTTTTTGTTAAAATTACCCAATATAAATATTTCTTGTGTTTCAAGGTCAATGAACGTACACAAAACCCTGTCATTTGGTTGATACACGCTCCTGGTTGAATTATTCAAATAATTGACTTTTGTATATGTGCATCCCAATTGGGGCACATATACGGTTGGAAGACTTGTCGGATTGGAATCGTGCCATCTGATTATGCCGATATAAACTCCGCCAGCGACTAACGGGTGCGACGAAGCCTTTGTTCTATTTATTTGATTTTCATTGACGTTCATACAGTTTCTACATTTCCGCCACCACCGCCGCCTGTAGCAGGTGCTTTAAGTGTGTATCCTGGCAAAGGATTTGCTTGGTATAGGCCTTCAATTGTAGCCCATTCAACAGAGCCTGGCAAAATTTCTCCGACCTCAATCGGTTTTATCTTGTTCTCTTGACGAGGCGGGGTGGCAAAAGATACGGATACTGGTTCATTCACCATTTCTGCATAGTCGACCGAAGTTATCAAAAAATCATCTGTAAACCAGGGTATTTCGCCAACATTCACCGTCATTCCTGGTCGCAATCGTACGCCGTTGACCCTATCGACAGTACACGAACCATCACCCTCCATTGGGTCGTTCTCGGCGTGATGCATCGTTGGCAATTTATTCAATATGAACCGCGTATCTTTGACTCCGCCAACAATCCTTGCTGGATAGTGCAAATACGTTACTTTTCTTGTGGTGGTTACATTCTTGTTTTTCTTGGCATTCCAACGTGTATGTTCGTATGAATCGTGTCCGCGTTTGTACATGAGCCATTGCTGGGTACAAAAATACAATGTTCCGTCTGATTCAAAAATAATGTAAGGATTTTTATTTGCATCTTTGGATTCTCCAGCAAGTTTTGTCAATACATCCCATAGGGAGTCGGCCATTTTTTCGCCATCCGCTTGGGTTATTGTTCTTTCTTTTGTCGTTTCTTGAACAACCGATTTCAAACCATATCTTTTTGCTGCATTGACCACGAAGTCGTGCGACGTTCCCTTTATTGCGCCAGGATTCCTGTCTCGTTTCATTTGTTGTATCGCTTTCGTATACCCCTGAACCCTTACCATCGGGCTGTTGCCCTGTTTTTGTTCAACGGTTACATCAGCAACCTCCATAAAATAACCGAGGTAATCTTCCATAACAATTCCAATCGAACCCTCGCTGGGAGATAGTCTCTCTGAGTTGTGGCTTCTGTATACGAACGTTTGACCAACTTGAAAGTAATTATTTTTCGTTATTTCTAAACCAGGGTCTATCAATTCAAACGTGACCGCAGTTGCCGCATTGAGGGTGTAATTTACGCTTATGCTGGTTATGTTGTTAATCAATTTTGTTATAAACGTCGTATTGTTTTTATCTGTTGGGTAAAAAAATACCAATGGTACGTTACGTTGAGTTCCCTGTACCCCAACGAACGTTTTTGCTGAAGAGTCAGTGCCATCTGGTATCGATGGAAAATCCATTTCTTGAATTGATGATGCCATAAATTGGTTATTCCTGTACGGTCACGACAGCAAGATTCTTGTCTGCAGTTTGGCTCATGGTTTTTGTCCACAAATTATATTCTGGGTCTGTTTCTGGTATTTCCTCATCAGGGGTCTTGGGTTTATGCTTTAAGCGAGGCATTCCAATAAGTTTTGTTTTTTCAATTGGGATTTCTTGCAGTGTTATGTTTGCTTGGGCGCGAGTTATTTCCATTTTGGAGTTTCTTCGAACAGCAGCAATGTTTAGGTCCTGGATTACGAATTGAATTCCTCTTGGCGTTCCACTGTTGTCGTATCTAAATTGATTCGTCATAAAACTGTCAAAACCAAAGAACATGACGGGAAACGGAGTTTGCGCCATTCTTTGTAATTCTTCTAGTTGTTGTGTTATTGGTACATCAAGACCATCGGCAACCTGACCTGGAACGCTCTTATGGGCAATAACAAAAGAGAAGGAAACTTGCAATAGTTTGAATGATTTCCAGTCGATAAACGGAAAGCCACCAGTTCTTTCGATACTCACCCAGTCTCCACCAAAGTTTGAATATTGGATGTCTTGTGGTGCTAAGTCAAACTGAAATTCATTAATCTTCGGGGTGCCAACTTCTGCATCTGTTGTTCCATCTAAGTACACCTGATACATGATTGGAACAGAGCCATCAATAATTCTTTTTCTACTTTTATCTTTGGAAAGCGCATCTACAAATTGGTCTGACCCGAAGAAAATGTTGAGACTACGATTGACTGTAACTTCCGAAACATCTCCAGCACGAAAACCCTCTGGTCCCTTGTACGTGGTTCCATCGCTTTTTCTACCACCGCCACTACTACCACCGCTACTACCACCGCTGCCAGGAGTTGACGAACCGTCGCCAGTTGAAAGTCTTTGTAGGTCATACATCGTCAATCCCTTGACTGCACGTATTGCATTAATCTGCTCAGAGGTGTATCCCATACCCAACAATTCCTGATTTATTGCGCTATCACTCAAACCAGTTTGTTTAAATTTTTCCCATAGTCCGATATAACCCTGTTCTACGGTGTACCATTTGCCGTCTATAAATCGTTTGTTGGTGGTACTACTACCGCCCAAAGAAGACATAAATTCCATTTCCAACTGTTTTTCAAATTGGAAGTAACGCGGAAATGCTTGAGCCAACTCCGCCAAAGTTGTTATTTTTTTTCCAGCGGAACCATGGCTGTAAAAATACAGCGCTTTTGCACTCGCTTCAGAACTATTGAGTCCATATTGTCTGGCGGTAGTTAAAAAATTGTTCCATACGCCCAGAATGGTTGCGGGGTCTGCGTTTTGAGGTAAATTTTGACCACCAAAGCCGCCTACCAAAAAATAAGAATTTGCCATGCCTCCTTGGTCGTCCTTATATTTGCCGCGACGTTGCAGTTGTGGTTTTTCGTACACAGTACTGTGTATC